TCATTTTTTCTGACCGCCAACAACCGGCACAATTTTAGTTTTCCTGTCATAAATCGCCGTTTGTCTCGAATTCTTATGACCAGAAATTGCCTGCTTCTCCTCGAGGCTTCCTTCCAGATCAGAGACACCTTTAGCCTTCAGATCGTGAAATGTGAAGTCTATCTGCAGGTGTGGGTACTTCTCCTGTGCTGCAATTTTGGCTTCGCGCCAGCGTGAATTAAAACCGTCGCGAGTGTATTTACTGCCGCTGGTCTGGTGAATGACGAACAGGCTACGGATACCCGGCTTTAACGGCAGGGAACGGGCGAGGGCGACGGCAGCGCGGAGGCGTGGCGACCATGCCTTGATTTGCTTCACGCCTGTTTTCCCCTGGCGGATAAATATCCCGGTTTCCCGTATCTGGTCTTCAGTTAAAGCCAGCACATCGCTTTGTCTGGCCAGACACAAATAAGCTATTTCCATGGTGGCGCGCACTACGTCCGGAGCAACATCGTAAACCGCTTTGTATTCTTCGTCGGTGATGTAACGCTCTCGGGCTGTCTCTTTGAACTTCTTAACGCCCTGGCAGGGATTGTGCTGGACGTAACCCCGCTCGTAACCCCAGCGGAATACCCGCGAGAGAAAACTCTTTTCCCGGTTGGCCTGCGTTTTACTGGCAATACCACGTTGATCCATATATCGCCGGATGTGTTCTGGTTTAATTTTATCAGGGTTAACTTTCCCGAATACTGGCAATACTTTTCCTGCGTATTTCGTATAGTCTTTTCTGGTTTCTGCCGCTAAATCCTGCCAGTCTGGAGACGCCATAAACTGCTCTGTGAGCGCCTGGAACGTTTTTCTTTCTGTCACTTCACCGACAGCTTTTTCATATGCCAGCCATACAGCGGATTGTGGTTCATTTAACCCACTCAGGCGGATCCCTTTGTTGTCTTTCGTACGGAATTCAAATGCAGCCTTGCCCCGGTATACTCGCGGGGGCATCCAACTATCGGCAGGATTCTTTCGCTTTCCGGCCATCGAATATAGCTCCAAAATCAGGTTCGTCATTTTCGTGCGTTATATCTTCCTTCTGGCCGCGGTACTTGATCGGGTTCAGGAAGTGGCCCCATGTGGTTTTAGGGTGGCCATCTGCTCTTTCCATAAAGAAGATGCCGGCCCGGCGCAGCGCCTCACATTGTTTTGATTTAAGTGGCGTCCCCGTCAGCTCGATCATTTCCTCTCTGGTGATGATGTCGTGATCGTGTCTCATGGTCTTTCCTCAGCATGCCGGCTATAGCGTTGTCTGCTGCATCGCAAGCGCGCTGGATATCGGACTGGGTCAGAGTCCTCTTTCTAACGCTGGCTGATAGCCTGCCAATTTTGATATCGAATTCTGAAAGTAAAACTACACCTGGTTGCCAACGTAGCATTGTGATCTCCGGTTTATTGGTAGACCACAATGCTATCGGTAGTGATGGGTTATTTCTGATTACGCTTAATCAGGTTTTGTTCCGGTCGGAATGCGCCATCTTCACGCGTAATCTTGATATTACGAGGGAAGTGCATGCCGAGTTCGCAACGGGCCCGTGCTTCGATAATTGCATTGGTTCCATCTGGTAAAACGACATGAACCGCATCACCTTTCTTCAGGGATAGTCTCAGCATATCAGCGCACCTGCAGTGAACGTTCGCCTATTTCAATATGGGCGCCCGGAACAGGGTTTAAGAGCTCTTCCGGGATTTCCCCACCATCTGCGCTAATCTGAGCCGCTGCCGCTTCTGCTGACTCGATAGCCTCTTTGATTGCCTTTTTGTCAGGCGCAACTACTGTCTGAACAGTCACCAATTCATCCGGGAGTAAATCAACGTTATCGATCACCACGTTGATTGCACCTTTACGGGCGGTGAAGGTGTTTTTTGCCGTTTTTACGGTATCCTGTCCGGCGGCCAACAGGCACTGGAGAACATATTTCTTCAGGTTGGTGATCTTACCTTCGAAAGACTTTTTACGGGCGGCCAGGCGTTTGGCTTCTTCGTCGCAGGTTTTCGCCAGACCTTCAAGGTTGCGAACGTGGACGAATACCGCGTCCAGTTTGTCGCCGAGCTGCAGCTCGAGCCCCTCCATTGTATCGGCGATCATTTCAGCTGACAGACCAGAACCGTCTTCGTTTTCAAGAAGCGCCTGGAGTTTAGACATATCAGCAGCGATAGCAATTGCGGTTGTGGAAGTCATTATGCTTTCTCCTCGGCTTTATTCAGTTCTTTGATGCGGCCGTCTTTAATCGTAATGAGTCGGCGCAAGCGGCCAGACAGATAGCGTTCATGTTGCGCGTCACCGTTGGCCTGTGCGGCCTTAATGTGAACATCGATTTCACGTGCGATAGGGGAGAACACGCCGTTTATTTCGTTCACTGTCACGCCATGTGCCAGAGTGTTAGCAACACGGCTGAGTTTGTCGTCGAATTCCTGGCGAAGACGTACTGCGTCTTCTGCGGTTTCGCTGGCATTCTTCAGATCAAACTCTGCCTTGTTTCTCTGGCGGTATTCCAGATTGTCGTAAAGGCCCATGAAGATATCGCCACTGAAGCCGAGGCCAGATAAAGCCTTTTTGGTTGCATCAGTCAGCGATTTTTTTGTTGCCTCACCATCGCAGGTGATCCCGTACTTACTGCCGTAAATGTATGGCGTGCAACCGTAGGCCGTTTCCTCGCCGCGCACACCATTCAGGATGTACCAGAGTCGCACGGTAACGACGTGATGCTGCTCGTTGACGGTATTTCCATTCCCGTCGAGCACTAACTCCCATGATGCATTGTTATCTTTCCCTTTCACCTGGCGTGTAATGGGGGCGCCGATATCGAAACGTTCCTCGAGGATGTCCACACCCCAGCCGATTCCCTTTGGCCCAAACTCGCGAGTGGCAAGCATGGTTAAATAGGTACCGTTGATCGAGGTACCGCCGCCGTTCTGCGTAAAGGCTTTAGTAAACCGTTCATCAGTTTTGAATACACGTTTCCACAGTTCTAAATTGTCCTGTCCGATACTCTGTGCGCCGGCAGACTTCATTAATTCTTCAGCGTCAGGCAGTCTTTCAGCATGAATAATTTGCTTTGCCAGCACCTCGGCGTTATCAGCTATTGTTTCCGCTTTAGCGCTTAACTTCTCTACTGGCTGTTCTGCATCACCAGAGGCATATACGCCATAGCCCATATCGTTGAGCGTCTCACGCGCCTGTTTGGCCTGGGTATCGGTTACCACCGGCTGTGGCGCTTCCGCTTTTTCGACCACGTTTGAGGTGGTATTTTGCGTTGCCTCTGGTTGTTTAACGGATCCTGTCTCGGTTTCTTCAAAGCGGCCGTTTGCTTCCAGCCATGAATCAATGTGGCGGCGTAGGCTGTCAGGGAAATGGTAGGTATCTTTTGCCGGTACGTTCTGCACTACGCCAAAAATACTGTCTCGGTCATATTTGAGAATGTGCTCCGTGGTGCGAAGCGCCATTGACCAACGTTTAAAATCTTCGCGCTCGTCTGCAATGATTTTCTCAGCATCGCGAAGGTTTCCTGATAATACTGGCGCGTCGGGAGAAATAGGGAGTAGGGCGACAGCGATCTCCTGATCCAGTGTTGCATAGGTATGTTTATAACCACGTTTTGGCGCGATTTTAACGTTGGTATCAGTGCTGGCGGCGCCGAGTGAGGAATTTTGGCCTGGTACCATTTCTTCACGTTTGCCAGGATTCTCAAGCCAGCGTTTTACAAATTGAGAAATAGCCGCTTTGCCCGGAGTCTGGTTTTCAAAATGGGAGAAAATGCCCTGAATAAGATTATTCAGCCCTTCAACATGCATGTGCTTAACTGGTTCGTTATTGTGCAGAGCACACAGAACGTTAAGGTTAAAACGATCTTCTTCTTCCAGTTCTGTATCACGGTTATTCAGGTTATCCAGATAATCCACAACCTGAGAATAAAGATGGCCATCAATTGCCGCGGTACTAAACAGCAGGACGGCAGCAAAGCGTTCGCCAGGAGAAACAGTCATCAGATCGATAACATCATCACCAGTGGGTAAATTTGATTCCTCACCGGCGGTACCGTTCGCGGCGATGGAAACCCATTTTTCACCGTCGAAAGTATGTTGCTGGGCGAATAGCTCGTCGAACTGGCCAACGGTCGGCAGCGGCTGGCCTTCTTCGTGTTCCCACAGCTTCGGTTTAAAATAGTTGTCACCGTTCGCCGGGTAAGATTCCCAGAGTTTGCCGGTGATAATGCTTTCGGCGATTTTCTTGTTTGGTGCTTCGACGGCGATCGCCAGCTGCACGGCGCCGCAGTCTTTGATAGCCGATTTTTTTGGCTCGAATAAGCCGTTGTAGATGGTCATTGGTCTTTCCTCGTTTGTAACTAATTCGCTGGTTAGGCGTCTTGTTTAATTTCAGGGAGCAGTCCAGCGATCACGCGTTCTGCCGTATTTTTTGCTTCTTCCAACTGCTTTAGTTCGCTTTCGAGATGAACCTTTTGGCTTTCTGCCAGTTCTTTAATTTCTGATGAATCGACCTTGAGATAGCACTCGCCGTTTCTACCTTCAGCTAAAATCCCGGAGGAGCGGCATTCGTTACTGCAAATATTGATAATTCTGTTTGCGCGATCTAAGCGGTCTTTAATTTCGCGAATTCTTTCAAGCAATTTTCTAATATCCATGGTCTTTCCTCTTGGTTGCAGGCGCAGGTCACGCGCCAGTTAATTAAAACGGTACGTCGCTTTCTTCAATCGGAGAGTGGTCGATGCACAGCAGCTGCTGGATCTGGTCTTCAATAACGCTTAACTGTTTGTTGGCATCAGCAGATATTTGCTCTTTCTTCGCGCGAAGGGCATTAACCTGCATCCCGATAATATCGATAGGCTCTAAAGCAGGAATGGCAATCTCTACCGTTTTGGTAGTAACAAGCACGTACGAATCAGGATATTTCTGTGACATGTCACAGGTGAATGAGTGATAAGACGTTGGTAGATATGGATTGGTTGTTGCCATAACGTAGATAGTTACGGGGATGGTAAGCGCTTCCATAGCGACTCCTTGGTGATGTATACTCAGAGCCGATCGGCGACTCTGTCGTTGGTCTTTCCTCGCTACAGGGTTGGTCCCCTGTAGCACTCCTGGCGGATTGGTCTCCGCTGGGGTAAATCAGCCCACTCCGGTGGGCTTTTTTACGCCTGAAGGTTGCCGGTCTTTCCCGGCTGTCAGGATGGTCAGTCCCATTGGTCTTTCCTCGTTACCGTGTGAAAAAAATGCCCCGGGCGCCGGGGCCAAGACTACACACAGCAATTCACATTCGTTGCGGTCTTTCCCGCATGTCATCGTACTGTCGGCGACCCGAAGAATTCTTGCCCGTCTTTCCGGACTGTCAGAACTGTTTCTGAACAACTGCCGCGTGGTTAGTGCGTCGTTGATGTGGTGAATATTAATAATGATAATATTATTGGTCAACATTAAAATATTAATAACGACAATATTTTTTGTATGACGTTGATAAATTTAGACAAAAAAAATCCCAGCGCGAAGCTGGGATCGTTGTCACTTGAGGGGAGGCGTTATTGCTTTCGTGTGGCTAGTAACTCTCTAAATAAACGATCAAAACCTTCCACTTTCTCTTTTAAATCAGATAAATGCCGTTCTTTTTCGCTCTGTGGTAGTCTTTCATACAAATCAATGAGTTCTGCATGTTCTGGGCTAAGTAGCTTCCAGCCTGGCCCTGATCGATCTTCTAGATACTCACCTGACTTTCTAACGTAATTCATCATTTCAGCCAGATCAGGCCGAATCTCTTCTGGTTTCACTCCAAGAAGTGAGGCGAATTTTAAAGTGGCATCGGTATTTAGTGGCGTAGTGCCATTTAAGTAATGGCTTACTGACGCCTGCGTGCTGAAGCCAAGCACCTCCGCTGCCTTCTCCTGAGTCAGACGTAAAGTTACTTTTTTTTCGTTCCAGATTTCACGAAGGCGTTTAGCTGCTTCGCGTTCAACGGCGTCAATGGTTTTCTTTCTCATGGAGGCATGTTATTCGCAAAATTAATCAAACTCTAAGGTCATTGGTATTGACGAAAAATATTAACGTTATTAATATTCATAATGTTCAATCACAGAGGCCTTAATGATGAAACTGAAAGACTACTTAAAAACATCTGGTGTTCGTCAGCATGAGTTCGCCGTACTAGTTGGGAAAACTCAAGGCTATGTAAGCCGAATCGCTGCTGGGGAATGCTTTCTGTCTGCTGCATCAGCATTGGTATGGTCAGCAGCAACTAATTACCAGGTAACTCCACACGATCTGCTCCCAAGCATTTATCGGAAGCCAACCGATGGACTACCAGAACAGGATGCAGCTTAACAATCTGCGTGATCTAAATCTGATTACGCTTAATCAATTTTCAGCGACAGGAGACGCGAAGTGGAGAACCTCGAGGAACTGAAACGAGAGATATTCAGCTGGGCAGCTGAAAGCGGGCAGGAGCTGGTTGCTATCGAGATAAGCCGTATGTGGTTTCGTCTCGGTGGTAACACCGGCGTGCTGAAGCTGCACCAGATTGAAGATGCAGACGGAAATGCAGACTGGCGGGCCATCAACAATAACCGCCAACAGATTTTTCGCTGGCTGCGTGGTGAGACGAAAGCGGCCAGAACTAAAACCCAGACGCTGGCTAAAGCGATGGAAGCGGCACTGCCGGCAGAACGCTACGCGCGCCTGGACATGTCCACCCAGTATTTGATCTGCGTCGCTATACGCGAATTTGCGGCGGCCATTATCGCGTTATTGCTCGAGGCCAGAGACGGCCCGCAGCAAGTCGCGAAGGCATTGCAAGCGATGCGAGAAACACAGCGCCTGACCAGCGTTTAACCTGTACCGAGGAAAGACCAATGAGAACACAAGACCGCATCACCTGGCGGAACGGGTTTCGCCGGAACGGGGTACAAGTCCCGATGGAAGATATCGAATCGATTTTCGAAGAACGTCGCACAGCTGCGCTGACAATCTGGGAGCGCTACGAATTACGCAAAGCAGTCCTGCAGGAAGCGGGGCTCACCCAGAAAGAATACGAAATCGCCTGCCGCCAGCTGGCTGACTCGCTGGGGATCTGACGATGAATATTTTGCCATTACTCGACAGGCCGATCGCCTTCCAGCGTAGTTTCATTCGTCTGAATATTGGTGTGACGGCTGCACTGTTCCTGTCTCAAATGACTTACTGGACTAACCGATCCGACGATGACGGATGGGTATATAAAACCCAGGAAGAATGGGAGGAAGAAACAGGGCTTTCCCGTTACGAGCAGGAGGGGGCGCGTAAGAAACTTCGCTCAATTGGTGTACTGCTGGAAAAAAAGAAAGGTGTACCTGCTCGTCTTTTCTACAAGATTGATAATGATGTTTTATTTCAAGCGCTTGTAGCCGCAAACAAGGATGCGGAAAAACCACATACTGGAATGCGGAAAACCAGCAAGCAAGTAAGTGGAAAACCAGCAAACTTTCTTACAGAGAATACTACAGAGAATATATATACCCCTAACCCCTTAGAGGGGGAAGGCGTTGAGATAATTCTTTCTGATGCACAAAAAGCGCTGGAATTTTACAACGAGCAAACCGGTACCCGCTGCCGTGACCTGAAACCGTTTGTGATGATGCTGACGCCGACCACCACCCGGGCAGGGTACACCCTGGATGAATTGCAGTTAGTTATCCGCTGGGTTCTGGCCACATGGCGCCGCCGTGGCGATAGCCTGCCGAAGCCAGCGAACATCTGCCGGGTAAACCGTTTTGATGGTTATCTCGCTGACGCTGCAGCATGGGAGATGACCGAAACCGACATTGATCCGGAAGCCGTTATGAACGGCTACAACGAAATTTTTGCTGACGTTCTGCCTGCTGCTGAACTGGATACCGACCGCCGCCGGATGATCGCCCAGCTTGCCGCACACATGAAAAACAAAACCACGGGCGCATTTTTGGGGTATTTCGAAAAATTCCGCGCTGATGCGTCAGATTTTTATTTCGGTGCTAACGGCGGATGGCGCGCCAGCTTTGACTACCTGATGAAACCTGAAACGTTACGTAAAACCCGGGAAGGTTCGCTATGACTCCGCAGGAACTGGAAGCGTGCGTGCTGGCCGGCCTGCTGAACGGCGGTGCCAGCCCGGATGCATTCGACGTAATCGCCGCCACGCCGGAAGAATCGTTCAGTATCGGGTTCCACCGTCGCGCATTCTCCGAAATTAAAAAACAGGCGCTGGCGAACGGCCTTATCGACATGCTGTTTATCAGCGAAGCGCTGGGCGGTAGCAGCCTGGCAGATTTATCAGAAATTACGCGCATGCCGGCCACGGTACCGAACCTGAAAGGGTACGCCGGGAAAATGGTTAAGGCATGGCGCAGCCGCCGCATGGCAGAGCTACTACAGCAGGGTGCCGACGGCATCCGACAGGCCAATAACCAGGAGCAGCGCGATCAGGTTGTCGAAAGTGCGGTGGCTCAGCTGCTGGACATGACCGGCGATACTGGCGACGTGCAGCCGGTTCACATCAGCGATTTACTGCCAACCTACATGGAGACGGTACAGAAACGCATGGACGGCGAAGCCGGTACCCGAAACCTGAAGACTGGCATCGACGAACTGGATGATGCCACCGGTGGCATTAACCTGCAGGATTTGATAGTTGTCGCTGGCCGCCCGGGCATGGGTAAAACCGAATTCGCGTTGAAGATTGTCGATGGTGTTACCGCTGCCGGCGGCGGGGCGCTGATATTCAGTATGGAAATGGCCGCTGCGCAAATCGTAGAACGCTCTCTGGCAGGCTCTGGCAACATGTCGGTGTCACGCCTGCGTAATCCCCTAGATATGCAGGACGAGGACTGGGCGCGCTTTACAGCGGCCATGGAGACCATGAACGGACGCGATATCTGGATTGTTGACGCTACCGATCTGACGATTGAGCAAATCCGCGCCGTTGCCGAGACGCATAAGCGCCGTTATCCGCATCTCGCGATGATCGTTGTTGATTACCTCGGCCTGATTAAAAAACCGAAGGCAGAGCGTAACGACCTGGCGATCGCCCACATTTCCCGAAACCTTAAAACTATGGCAATGCGCCTGCATACGCCGACGTTTGCACTCAGCCAGCTTTCGCGCGCGGTGGACTCCCGCCCGGCAGGCCAGCGCCGCCCGGTTATGTCAGACCTCCGTGATTCCGGTTCTATTGAGCAGGATGCCGACAGCATCATGTTTCTGTACCGCGATGAAGTCTACAACCCGGAAAGCCCGGCAGCAGGCATCGCCGAAATTATCCTGGGGAAAAGCCGATTCAGTGCCGCCGGCGCGGTTATCTACCAGGAGTTTAAAAACGGCCATTTCCTTCACGTCGATCAGCATGTCGGCAAAGAGAAAACCCGTATTCAACTGGAGGCAGCAAAACCACGAAAACAACCGCGTAAATACGCAGAGAAATATAACACCGATGCATTTTAACCGCGCCTGACCAGCGCGATATAACCGAGGAAAGACCAATGACCACGAATTTAAATTACCCAAAACCAGTTAATCCGGATGATGGCTGCAACTGGTTACCCGTTATTTTATGGCGCATGAACGCCGGCGCCCGCGCGCGTAGTCGTTCTGTATTTGTTGCCGCACCGCGACCAGAACCAGTGCCGGGGATTACTCCGCAAAAGCCAATTAAACGCGAAGCGCCGCTGCCAGCAGTTTCAGGCCGTCGCCGTAAAACCCATCTCGGTACCGTGATTTATTCCAAAGGCGAAAAAACCGTGCGCCTGAGCGAAGGTGTCACCGTCTGGTCTGCCGGCGCTAATGAGCATTTCGATAAAAAGACCGGTCAGCGTGTCGGCGGTGCTGGCCGTCATCGCCTGGTACTCGACAGTGTTCGTCCGCTGCTTGCCAGCGACGATCAACCCGGCGCCGGGAAAGTTACCGCGCAGCAGCTGGTCGCCGTCATGAAAGGTAAAACTCTTTCTTATCAGACCATTCTCGGCCAGCTACAGAAACACTATCCAGAATGCCAGGTAACGATTAAAGAAATTCAGGATCGTGTATTCAGCATGTTCAATTCGAACTATGTCGGCATCACTCGCCATGATGATACGCCAGTGGTTCATTTCACGCTTAACAGCGTGGATCCCCGTTATTACGTCGAGTCAGCGAAAAACAAGAGGGTGTAAGGCATGGCCGGGCAATCAGATTACCTGCCGCCCGGCCTACCGCTCAATCGCGCTAAATGGCCGCAGGAGTACCAGCTCAAAGAGCACTACGACATGCGCGCCTCAGCACTCATACGACAGCTGTTTGAGAAGAAAGTCACTCGACAGGCCATCGTAGAGCAGATTGCAGCGACGCCGGAAAGCTACCGGGAGTTTTTCAAAGAACGATTAAATTTTTGGCGGGAGAAACGAACATGAAGCGATTTTTTAAACCAGACCTGGAACATTCAAGCCGGCGCACACTGCTGCTTTTCGCGCTGGCGTGGAATTTTGTGGCGCTGGCCGCCGCAATCGGGGTAGCCGGTTTAGGTATTTACCTGATCAAACGATGGATGGGCGCATGAACGGAAAATATACCCTGATTTATGCGGATCCGCCGTGGACATACCGAGATAAAGCCAATGATGGGAAACGTGGCGCCGGGCATAAATACCAGACCATGACACTACTGGATATCTGCCGTTTGCCAGTTTGGGAACTGGCCGCCGATAACTGCCTGCTGGCTATGTGGTGGGTACCGACGATGCCTCTCGAGGCTTTGAAGGTGGTCGAGGCGTGGGGCTTCCGTCTCATGACGATGAAGGGATTTACCTGGAATAAGTGCGGAAGCCGGCAGACCGACAAGCTCATTATGGGAATGGGGCATATGACGCGCGCAAACAGCGAAGATTGTCTGTTTGCCGTGAAGGGGAATCTTCCTGCCCGGATTGATGCCGGGATCATCCAGTCTTTCACTGCGCCACGGCTCGAGCATTCCAGAAAACCCGACTGCGTGCGCGAAATGCTGGTGCAGCTGCTGGGCGACGTTCCCCGTATTGAGTTATTCGCGCGACAGTCAACAAACGGTTTTGATGTTTGGGGGAATCAGTGTGAATCGCCTGCGGTGGCATTACTGCCTGGATTTGCGGAATATATTGTGAATGCGTGCGTATAATTTATTTACGAACAAGAAATAGATAAGCAGGGGGATTCACGTATCCCCCAATTTTGATAGTTTAGATCATAACTGATTTTTCTTCTTTGCCTCTAAGCATATCAACTATTAATTGTATTTTTTTACAATTAGGGGAGTCTAAAACATCTGCAGTAAATAAAGTGGCATAGCTATCCCTGTCTGTGCATGGCCCATTAAGTAATGGGTGAAGAAGAGCTTTACAACTTTGATTTGTTGTACCTTTCTTCTTACCAAGTACATCTAAAAGTAACCCCTCTAAGCAAGGTTCTGAACCAACAAGGTTTATTCCTGCGCTTAAAGCTTTCCTGATATTTGCTTTGGGCCAAACGATATCAGTATCCAATAGCACAATAACAAAATCATAGCCATCGCAACGCTTACAAGATATGGCATGAGACATAACGTGTTCGGGGCCTTTCCCACCAGCTGTGACTATGGATACTTTAAATGAACCATTGGAAAATAATGATTTTAAGTGAGAGAGGAATGCTTTTTCAGCATGACCCTCTCCAACAAGTAATAGGGTTTTAGTGACGCTTCGGCGTACCACTTTCCTTTTTGCCATTGTTTAATCCTTTAAATTTCAATGTTTGGTACGCCGCCTAATGCGCCTGTAATGTATTTAGAGTAAAGATTGTCTTGACTTCTCAAGCCTTGAATTTCATCAAGTCTCCAAGCTTCACTAACGCTATCATTTTTTTCAACCAAGTAAATGTTATGTTTATTTACGTATTTAAGTATTTCTGCAGTGTGGCAGCTAAATATTAGTTGTGAAGAATGCTGGTTGATACCCTCATTTGCGAACATATCAAGTAATTCGCGAATCATATAAGGATGGAGGTCGCTATCTAGTTCGTCAATAACAGCAACTCCACCAAAATGTAATGCAGATATTAATTTATAAATAAAATAGAAGCATGCTTGAGTTCCAGTGGACTCCATGATGAAAGGGATTTTAAATGTTTCACCATTATGCTCATGTACGCCATAGGGCATAAACTTCTGCTCTAACTCTCCTGTCTTTTTATCCATGATTTCATCTTCTTTTATTATTATATCTTTTAGGCCAAAATCCATTCTTGTTAAGTATTTTTTTGCCTTTTCAAATAACTCAGGTTCATGGTGGTAATATTCTGCTGCACTCAAGACTTTACCATAATTAAAGTTTGATTTTCCAAATACATTTAAATTATTCTCAATGCTATAGAAAATGTAATGCATTGCACCGGCTGTTATATTATCATCTTTCCTTCTGAAGTATGATATAGCTGATGCATTTTTAGGCACAGTTCTTAGTTCTGATACAGGGAAGTCATTTGTGTTACTTTTTACTTTATATTCATTTGTAGTTGCATCATATTTTCTATAAAAAATAGATGAGAATAAACGGCTTGATTTGTATTTTAGCTCTTCATGTAATACCGTTTTTTTGTCGAGTTTCAAAAAGTATTTAAATTCGACATGATTCATTTCGCCATCAATGAGCCTGCTATCAACAAAGCAAATCTCAATTTCCGAAGGTTCATCCATATTGCAAATATGTGGATACATAGGCAGTGATTCGGAATTATCCATTGATTTAAATGATTCACTGCAAAACCAGCTTAAAAAAGCCAGTGGTTTAAGCATATTTGATTTGCCAGAACCATTAGCACCCATTACGGCTAATACTTTAGTTATCCTCGTATCCACCCATTGTTTGTCCAGTGACGACTCTGAAGAGTTTGCCTTAAGAGTGAGATCTACGAGCTGCTCGTCTTTGAACGAGTGGAAGTTTTTGAAGCGATACCATTTTATCATATTGGGCCCGTTTAGACTTTTTTTTGTTTAACTGGCTCTACTATTGCAGGTGAAATGATGTTTGTCCATCCCGATTCGTGCGAAAAACAATCGCTTGTGGAGCGTTTCTGTTTGCGAAGGGGGAGTTATGATAGTATAAACACTGTTTTTATATACAGTAATTTGCGGGGGGATTTGGGGTTGTGGTTGACAAGAACGATGCAGGAGTCCTTCTCCCCGATGATGGCGACGTCCTGATAAGGTGCAAAAGTGGTATGGCAAGAAAGCTCCGCGACGTAAAGCCAGACGAGCATGTCGCAACTCTTAACGCGTTGTTTGAATTAGCTAAATTGTCTGGTTACACCATTATAAAACCAGACGGGACTGTGCTATAATTAGGATGTTGGCCTGAACACCCAACAAACTGTATTTCTGAGCAATTGCTGCGCTAAAGGGGAACCCAATGGCGCAGTATTCTTTTGTAAAAGCACCAGGCAATGTATTAATTCCGGCGACGCCTGACGCGCGCGAATTTTTAGAAAAAAAAGTCCGAATGGGCGGTATTTTGTATGCGGATTTTAAGCAGGCAAGAAACCCTGCATTCCACCGTAAATTTTTCGCCCTCCTGAATCTGGGCTTTGATTATTGGCAACCGTCCGGCGGTGCAATATCGCCAGCCGATAAAAAACTGGTACACGGCTATGTGCAGCTGGTGGCCCACTATGCCGGGCATGCCGACACTTTGCAGGAACTGGCGGATCAGTATCTACGCGATGAAGCAGAAAAACGTGCCGGGAATATCAGCGCGGTAAAATCGTTTGAAGCATTCCGTTCCTGGGTGACTATCGAGGCCGGTTTTTATACCGAATACCAGATGCCTGATGGCACTACCCGCAAAGAACCAAAATCCATATCGTTCGCAAAAATGGACGATGTAGAATTTTCCCAGCTGTATAAATCCGTATTAGACGTCCTCTGGAATTTTATTTTATTCCGCACCTTCCCAACACAGCAGGCAGCAGAAAACGCCGCCTCACAATTATTCAGCTATGCCGCGTGAGAAATATCGCCATGACCAAAGACGATAAACGCTGGCTAGAAGACGTTGCATCACTGGGTTGCGTCGTATGCAGAAATCTTGGCTACGGCACCACACCTGCAGAAGTTCACCACATCCGCAAAGGGCAGGGCATAGCCCAGCGCGCCGACCATAAAAAAACACTCCCGCTTTGCCCGCCACATCATAGAACCGGCGGACACGGTGTAGCCATCCATGCAGGGCAAAAAACGTGGGAAGAAAACTACGGTACCGAATCTGAATTAGTCGATCAGGTAACCGCTGAGGTGGGGGAATTACGTTTATGCAGAATTTAATTCCATCCTCAGGAGCAGCAGATAAATCTAGAAAGTGTGGTTGGCCAACACGACGGGAAAGCATGAAATTCTGTCTAGCTCCTTTTTCCATTCTGGCGGGTGGCGATTTTGCCCCTCTCTATGCTCGCGCACGCGCGCGTTTAGGGGGCTGATTTATGCCGCTGGTTGCCACCTTCCGAACAGACTGGTTCCGCGTTATTACCGACCTGACCAGAAAAAACCTCACCACTCAGCAAATCGCCGATGAACTTGGCGTTTCGAAATCTGCCGTTCTCGGTTGGAAATCCGGATCAGAACCTCGCCACGGTCACGGTGAGGCGCTGATCGCTCTCTGGTGTCTGGCTACCAGCTCAGACCGTAAAAAACTCCCCACTGTGCTTTATCGGCAGTGGTGGACGTTCCGCCGCCCTGTTTTTGGTCGGGAAACTGACCAGAAGGGCAACACACAATGACGGCTCACTAATTCAGGAGTGAAAAATATGGCTCGACCGAAAAAAAACATCGAGACGCCGGGGCAAGAAAAAACCGTGACGGATGAAAATACGCTAGTGGAGGAATTGCAGTTGCTGAATTCCGAAACCGCGCCGGTTCCGGTTGCCGTGGAGGTAAAAGCCTCAGCGCCAGAAATTCAACAGCGTGTAGCGCAGCTGCTTGATGGTACCGCTCTTGCAGAACGTAACGCGATCCTTGCCGCTCTCAATTCTCAGGGGGCAACAATCATCGCTCGTTTTGATGAACTGGATTTTATTTCCATCAATGGCCAGCGCCTTACCGACAACCTCGAATTTCTTACCCTCGTACGCAAAGCCACTGATGTAAGCACCGGCGGTGCGGGCGCAATGGTGACGAACGAAGAGGGCAAGCCACAGCCGGTACGTGGCGCACCTGTATTAACCGAACACGGCTGGCATGTGCCGGGCTAAGGGGGAATCGTATGTGTGGAGGCGGCGCACCAAAAGTCGTAGAGCAGGATCCGCAGGCTGAGGCCGATGCAGCAGCCGATGCAGCAGCGAAGGCCGCGAACGCCGACGCCGCAGCGCGCAAGAAGCGTAAGAAAGGTTCCTCGCTGCTGGCAAGTGGTGCCGAAGGCGCAACGGATACAGGTTCATCCCTGCTTTCCTCTGGCGCCCAGGCAGCAAAAAACACCTTAGGGGCATAATCGATGGATGAACTCGCCGTAAAGCTGGTTAAGCGTGCCGATACGCTGAAAGCCAACCGACAGGTGCACGAAAGCGTCTGGCGGGAATGCTACGACTACACCTATCCGCTGCGCGGCGCGGGGTTATCCGATGAGGTGCTGGACGCACAGAGCGCGAAATCGAAGGTGGCACGGCTGCTTGATGGCACGGCCACCGACAGCGCCCGTATGCTGGCGTCTGCTCTCATGTCCGGCATGACCCCGGCAAACGCGCAGTGGTTGAACTTAGACAGCGAATCGCTGCCGGATGATGCCGCCGCGTGGTTGTCCACCTGCGCAACGCTGGTATGGGAGAACATCCACGCCGCTAACTTCGACGCCGAAGGCTACGAGGCTAATCTCGATGTGGTATGCGCCGGCTGGTTCGCGCTGTACATCGACGAAGACCGCGAAGAGGGCGGATTCTCGTTCCAGCAGTGGCCGCTGGCGCAGTGCTACGTCACATCCACCCGCCGCGACGGCATCGTGGACACGATTTATCGCCGCTACCAGCTCACCGCAGAGCAGGCGATTAAAGAATTTGGCGCGGATAAGGTCAGTAAGAAGATTCGCGATGCGGCCGCCAAAAAGCCGGATGACAAATTCGACTTCCTGCACTGCATTTTCCCGCGTGAAAACTACGTGGTGAATGCGCGCCTGGCTAAAAACCTACGCTTTGCATCGTACAACGTGGAAGTGAGCGGCAAGCTCATTGTGCGTGAATCTGGCTATCACGAATTCCCCTGCTGCGTACCGCGCTGGATGAAAATCCCCGGCACGCCGTACGGTATTGGCCCGGTGTACGACGCGCTGCCGGACTGCAAAGAGCTGAACGAAACGAAGCGCATGGAGAAGGCCGCACAGGATCTGGCGATCGCCGGGATGTGGATTGCGGAAGACGACGGCGTGCTCAACCCGCGCACGGTCAAGGTGGGCCCGCGCCGCATCATCGTGGCCAACAGCGTAGAAAGCATGAAACCGTTGCTAACCGGCGCCGATTTCAATGTGGCCTTTACCGCAGAAGAACGCCTGCAGGCGTCTATCCGCAAAATCATGATGGCCGACCAGTTGCAGCCGCAGGACGGCCCGGCAATGACCGCCACCGAAGTACATGTGCGTGTGGCGCTGATCCGCCAGTTGCTTGGCCCGGTCTATGGCCGATTCCAGGCTGAATACCTGCAACCGCTGGTAGAGCGCTGTTTCGGTCTGGCATTCCGTGCCGGTGTATTCCCGCCAGCGCCGGATAGCCTACAAAACGCCAATTTCAACGTGCGCTATATCTCGCCGCTTGCCCGCGCGCAGCAGCTGGAGAACGTCACCGCCATTGAACGATTCAGCGCGAATATTGCGAACCTCACCAACATCGACCAGGAGGTTATCGATCTTCTCGATGCCGATGAAGCCGGTCGTGTGGTGGCTGATGCACTCGGCGTGCCGGCTAAGGTTGTTCGTACTTCCGACGCGGTCGCAGAAATTCGCGAGAAGCGCCAGAAGGAACGACAGCAGCAGGCAGGACAGGCGCTGATGATGCAGGCAGGTAGCGAAGCGGCAACCGCCGCAGGGCAGCAGGCAGGCGCAGCACTGGGCCAACGAGTAGCGGGGGGCTAATGGTTACTAAACAAGTATCACCGGTGGACTACAAACGCATTTTCGAGGAAATGCCAGGCGGGCCGCAGGTACTGGATGAATTAACGCGCCGATTCGGGCGCGCGGCGTACGTCCCCGGCGGAACCGAGGGCGATCGCGAAACCTGTTACCGGGCCGGACAACGTGCCGTGCTCGATTTCATTCTGATGCAAATCAACCGTGCAGATGGAGTAAACGACGATGTGGAAGATTAAACACTTATTCATGAACGCCGAGCAGGGCGCCGAAGCGCCAGCAGGCAGCACAGGGGGCAATGATGGTGGCAATGGCGGTGGTGCTGAAAATCCGGGCTCTGATAACCCTGCTGGTACTTCACTTCTCAGCACCGGCGCGGGCGAACCGGGCGCGAATGACTGGATACCTGAAAAATACCGCGTTATGGGCGAAGGTGGAAAACTCGACATTGAAGGCTCTGCCCGCAAACTGGCGGATGCTCACACGTCGCTTGAAAAGCGCCTTGGCAGCGTCGGCACGCCGCCAAAAACTGCTGATGACTACGCCCCAGAGGTAAAGGCCGAGGGCTTCAACTGGGAAGAGTTCAAAGCTGATCCGCGCATGCAGTCGTTTATGAAATCGGCACACGGCAAGGGGATCACCAATGACCAGATGAGTTTCATCATCAGCGAATATGCGCAAATCGCCCCGTCGCTGGTTAACGGTGCTGCGGAACTGGATGCTGAATCCGCTACCACGCAGCTGCGCGAAGTCTGGAAGACTGACGCCGAATTTAACAAGAATATTGGCCTGGCCTTCCGCGCGTTCAATTCTCTGACCGATGAAGGCGATCGCGGCCGCATCGATGAAATCGGCAATAACCCGATGGTGATCCGCATGCTGGCGAAAATCGGTGCGGAAATGCAGGAAGACGCACCGGCGGGCGCCGACAGCAACCCGGCAGAGCAGCAGACCATCCGCGACCTGATGAAGTCCGAAGCGTACATGAATCCGAAGCATACCGACCATGAACGCGTATCTGCACAGGTTAAAGCGTACTACCAGAAGCGTTACGGCGATCAAACCGTAGCGTGACATGTCACGACAACATAACTCGAGGAAAGACCAGTGAGCGACAAAGATATCGAGCAACAAATTCAGTCCAAAGGCTTAACCGCGCCGCGCGTTACGCTGAGCGATTTTAAAGAAAATATCGTCAACACAGAGATCGTTAAACACGTTTCTGTTACAGGTCAGGTACTCCGTTGGGCCGTTCTGACCACGAAAAACGGTTTTGCTGTTACTGGCAGGCCATCATGTTCAGCTTCTTCAGAAAACGATAATGCTGTAATTGGTGAACAGATCGCGATAGAAAACGCCGAAAATGAATTGTGGCCGCTTATGGGCTATGCCCTGAAACAGCGTCTGCATGATTCAGGCGGTCATATCGAAGAGGAAAACTTTGAACATTTCCTTGCTTATTCTGGTTTCCACAATGAAAGCGCTGAAGTGATTGAGAAGTTGCGAAAAGCATATTGCGATGGCGGCTACGCGCTTCAGTGGAAATCTGAATAACGCCGCACCCCAAATTCCTCCCTGCACTAAGCCAGCCTAACCCGCTGGCTTTTTTATTTGGTCGGGATTCCGACCGCGCACCTCGCTAACAATCACTCCACAACCAGCCCGGCGGGGACGCCGGATACCTGATTTTCCCGCAATGCGCCAGCGCCAACCGCATTGTGCTGATTTGGGCCGGGAAACCGATACCCCGCAGGCGATACTTTCTGGAGTGATTGTTATGTCATTTGATACCGCTAAGAACATGATCACCGCTGCGTTTATCCAGCAGTTCCATGATTCTTTCGAAATTGCCGCACAGCAGAAGGATTCCCGCCTGCAAGCTGCTGTTTTCGACCGTGGCAACATTACCGGTGCGTCGTTCACCATCAACGATATGGGTACCATCGAAATGACCCAGATCACCGAGCGTTTCGGTGATACCGTCTGGGATCTGCCTGATGCCGGCACCCGTAATGCGCTGATGGCCGACTATGGCGTATTCGTGCCGGTGGAAAAGCGCGACCTGCGCAAACTGCTGGCTGACCCGCAGGGGCCATATTTGCAGCTGACGCTGGCCGCATCCAACCGCAAAAAAGACGACGTTATCTATCGTGCGCTGCTGGATGACGTTCTGCGCAAAACCTCCAACACTGGCGCGTACGCTCCGGTTGCTCTCCCCGCATCGCAGAAAATCGTTGCTGGCGGTACCGGGATGACCAAAGCGAAGCTGATCGCCGCCAAAGCCATGTTCCGCCGTAACGAGTGTGACGAGCAGAACGGGGAAGAGCTGTATATCACCTACAACGCCGACATGCTGACCCAAATCCTCAGCGATACCACTCTGACCAGCGCCGACTTTATGGCAGTGAAAATGCTGCAGGAAGGCGCAGTGTCTGGTAACTGGCTGGGCTTTAAGTGGCTGGCCTATGAAAAACTGGATTCTGCTGAAGCAGGTGATCCAGCTGTCACCACCAAAACCGCAGTTGCCTGGTGTAAAACCGCTGTGCATTTCGGTACCGGCGAAGAGTACAACGTCGATATCGGCCCGCGCCGCGATAAAAACAACACCATTCAGATTTCCGTCGATGCGTCCTATGGCGCAGGCCGCGCAGCGGAAAACAAAGTCGTCGCCATCGATTTCGTAGCATAAAGCCGCTGGTGCCTTTGCCGGGGGACATCTCCCGGCCTTTTTTCATCTGAGGTAAGGCTATGGCTGACAGTATTTCTATCTGCTCTAACGCACTGCTAGCGCTCGGTGCTCACCCGATTAACAGTTTCGACGAAAACACCGATCACGCCCGCCTGTGCTCAAACCTTTATCCCACCGTACGCAATAAGCTGCTGCGCGCACATCCGTGGAACTGCGTTGTAAAACGTGTGGTTCTCTCCCCTGTCAGTACAGCGCCGGTATTCGGTTTCCGCTTTCAGTTCGCACTACCCGGTGATCTTCTTCGCGTTCTGTCCGTTGGGGAACCTTGCGACGATATTCCGTACCGCGTCGAAGGCAACCGGCTACTGGCGAACGTGCAGGTACTGAAGCTGCGTTATGTGTTCCGCAACGAAGACGAATCCACCTGGGATGCCGCGCTCGTTGATGTGGCTGAAATGATGATGCAGGCAAAGCTGGCCTATGCCGTCACCGGCTCTACCAGTCTGCGCGACAGTCTCGCCCAGGAATCGCTGGTACTGCTGAAGCAGGCGAAAGCGGTGGATGGTCAGGAAGACCCGCCGGAAGAGCTTGGCGGCTATCCAACGTACGAATCGAGGTTCTGACATGCGCGCCAATCTGATTAAAACCAACTTTACCGCCGGCGAGATTTCCCCGCGTCTAATGGGGCGCGTTGATATCGATCGCTATGCGAATGGCGCGAAGACGCTGGAAAATAGTGTGGTCGTGGTGCAGGGCGGGGTAATGCGTCGCCCCGGATCGCAGTTCGTAGCGGCCACAAAATACGGCGATAAAAAATCCCGTCTCATTCCGTACGTTTTCAACCGCACGCAGGCGTACATTCTGGAGTTTGGCGACGGCTATCTGCGAATTTACCAGGATGGTAAGCAGCTGGTGAACGACGACAACACGCCGTACGAAATCGCCAGCCCGTACACCTCTGACATGTTGCCATCGGTTAATTACGTTCAGGGCGCTGATACCATGTTTCTGGTACATCAGGCCGTTAAACCGTATCGCCTGCAGCGACGCGGTCAAACCGATTGGGTACTGGAACCAGCGCCGTTTATCGTTGAACCCTTCGACGAAGTGCGCGACACGCCGCAGAAATGGTGCAAGCCATCGGTGAAAGAATTCGTCGGCTCTGAAATCACGTTAACCCTTAGCGATGACGAACCGCCAGAAGATAGCGAAGACCCGCCACCTTTTACTGGTGATGGTTGGGTGCCTGAAGATGTGGGCTCGTACGTCAGGATTAACAGCGGTCTGGTGCTGATTAAGAGCGTAACCAGTGCGCAGGTGGCCGTCGGTACCATTCGCACCGATTTAAGCGCAACGCAGGCGGCATCGCCGGGCGCATGGACTCGCGAGGATTCCGTCTGGACTGATGAATTTGGATACCCGGGCGCGGTAACACTTTACCAGCAGCGGCTGGTTCTGGCCGGTTCGCCGCGGTACCCGCAAACTATCTGGTGGAGTGAGTCGGGCGTATACCTCTCTTTCGAGCTGGGAACCGACGACGACGACGCGATCAGCTTTACGCTGTCTTCTGACCAGCTCAACCCGATTGTGCACCTCGCGCAGATGAATACGCTAATTGCGCTGACGTACGGCGGCGAGTTCACCATTACCGCCGGCAACGATGCGGCGATTACGCCTACCAATATTTCAGTAAAGAATCCCAGCCCGTACGGATGCAATGGGATCCGCCCGGTGCGTGTCGGTACCGAAATTATGTTCGTCCAGCGTTCTGGCCGTAAGCTCTACGCTGTCGCCTATGACCCCGACAGCTATGTAGCCTACTCGGCCAACGATATGACCGTACTGGCGGAACACATCACAGAAGGCGGCGTGATCGATATGGCGTATCAGCAGCAACCTGATGCGTTTACCTGGCTGGTTCGCAATGATGGCGTAATGGTGACAATGGCTATCGACCGGGCGCAGAACGTTGTCGCGTGGTCACGGCAGATCACCGATGGTGCGTACGAGTCCGTAGCGACTATTCCCTCAGCGACTGACGATGTGGTGTATGCCATTGTGCGCCGTACGGTCGATGGCCAGACCGTTCGCTATGTAGAAATGTTCAGTAACGCCCTGTACACCGATGCAGCCGTGACGGGCTCCAGCGATACTGGCGCAACGACATGGGGCGGCCTGTCGCACCTCGAAGGCGAGACCGTCGATATTGTTGCAGACGGCTCTGTGATGCCGCAGGCGGTCGTATCATCCGGCCAAATCACGCTTTCGCGCAAAGCCTACAAAGTCGAAATCGGTCTGCATTTTGAAACGACCATTACCACGCTGACGCCTGAAGTCGCTACATCAGAAGGTACCACGCAGAATACCCGCAAGCGCACCAGTGAAGTCACTATGCGTTTCCTCCAAACCACTGGCGCCGAGTGCAACGGCCAGGTGATCCCGTTCCGCACGTTCGGGCCAAAAATCCTCAACCAGCCGGCGCCGTTATTCACCGGCGATCACTACTGGGGAAAATTAGGCTGGGAGCGCGGAGAAGACTCACTGACTATTCAGCAGCGCCAGCCGCTGCCGTTCCATCTTCTCGCCATTGTCATCGTCTTTACCAGCAACGGGGGCTAATGATGATTCGTAACGCCACTGCCGGGGATATTCCGGCGCTTATCGAGCTGGGAACCTGGATGTATCTCGAGTCCCGCTACTCGCAAAACTCGCCGTTTGATGCGGATAAATGCGCAGAACTGGCGCAGAGCCTGATTTATTCGCCGTCTGGTTGTGTACTGGTCGCCGAAAAAGACGGGCAGGTTATCGGTTGGCTTGGCGGTGGTATTGCCGAGCAATTTTTTTCCCGCCAGTTGATGGCCTTCGAGTATGGCTTATTTGTCGCGCCAGAACATCGGGGCGGCAGCGCTGGCCCGAGACTGGCACGCGCGTTTATTGACTGGTCAAAAGAGCACGGCGCCGCCGTTATCAACATGGGGATCACCACTGGCGTGCACGCTGAACGTACCGGCCAGTTGTATTCGCGTCTCGGCTTGCAGCAAACAGGCCTGCTTTATTCGATGGAGGTTTAACGATGTGCACTGGCGTAGAAATCGCTGTAATAGCGTCCTCAGTGCTGGCCGCCGGCGGCGCAGCGTATAGCGGGCAGCAACAGAAAAAAATGGCGAACTATCAGGCTGCCCAGGCGGAAGCCGATGCAGAGGCGAGCCAGAAAGCCGCAAGGGTGGAAGCCGACCGTATCCGTAAAGCCGGACGAGAACAGGCCGCAGCGGCTAATGCTTCGCTGGCGGCGTCGGGCGTTGAAACTGGCGAAGGTACCGCGCTGCGTATCACCTCTGGAATTACTGAAGACGCCGAACAGGACGCCTACCAGACGATCCTTAATGGCGTGAATTCGTCTAACCACCTGCAGGCGCAGGCGCAAGCTGACCGCATCAGTGGCAGGAATGCGGCGACGGCGGGAAACATCAGCGCCGGCAGTTCTCTTTTAAGCGCTGGCGGGACGGCATACAGCGGCTGGCAAAAGGCTAAAACTGGCAAATACGGATTATATGCGGAGTAATAAACGTGAGAATTCCAACGGGTAATTTTGGCAATGTAACGCCGCAGGTACAACCTACGCGCGTCGCGGTAAGCAATGTGGGCGCTGTGGGTAACGCAGTATCCGGTTTTGGCGCTGCTGCGGGGCAGGTAGCAGAGCAGGTGCAGCATGAACAGGATAAAGCCGACGTCGCGGCCACGCAGGCTATTCTGACCGATCTGGAAGCTAAATCTAATGACCGCTGGGAAAACCCGGAGACGGGCGCCACAGTCACGCGTCAGGGCTTTAAATCGTCCGGTGTGGTCACCGATATGGATAAGGCCGATGCTGGCGATTACGAGGAAGCGCGCAAGCGCGTTCCGCCCAGCCAGTTAAACTATTTTGATGCTCAGTGGAAAGCGGGGCAGGTACGCCGGACAAGCACCTATAGCGGTTTTGAGCGTGCGCAGACCGAGGAAGCCCAGCGCCAGCAGCTTAACGCGACGGTGACCTCTTCAGTTGAACAAGAGGCCAGCGCCTACGATAACCCGATGCAGGCGGGGCTAATACGCAGCGCCCGTAAACACTCGATCGAGATGTATGGCCAGGCGCGCGGCTGGCCGCAGGAACGTATCGACGCGGCGGTATCGGAAGCGAACCAAAAAGCGCTGGAGCAGCGCGCGCAGAACTACGCGGTAACTAATCCCACCGGCTGGCTTAACGGCGATTTTACGCTGGTAAACAGCACCACCGGCGAACTTGATATGCGCGCCGTTGGCCTGGTGGAATCTGGCGGTAAGCACCGCAATGCAGACGGTAGCCTTGTTACATCACCCGCGGGCGCGCAGGGTGAATTTCAGTTGATGCCAGACACCGGGAAAGAACTGGCGGCTAAACGTGGCGTAGACTACAACCCGGATGACCCTGTGCAGCATGCGCAGCTGGCGCGCGATTATGCCGGGCAGCTCAGTAAAAAATATCAGTCTGAAACGTTGGCCGGCGCCGCATATAACTGGGGTATGGGTAACGTCGATAAGCTGATCGCTAAAGTCGGCGACCCGCGTAAAGGCGAGATCTCAATGGCGGATTTCGTTAAGCAGCTGCCAGCCGAAACGCGTGGTTGGCTTTCCCGCTACAACAAAAACAAAACTGGTCTCGACCCGGTAGCAGTAAACAAAATCGACAATATCGCCGAATCGCAGATCCGAGAACAGCGAGCGGCGCTGCGCCAGCAGATGGAGCCCATCGTTAATAATACATTTTCTCAGCTGTACAATGGTGATGTTCCCGAAGCGATGCCTAATGCCGAAACCATCATGTTCATGTACGGCGAGAAAGGGCAGCAGGTAGTAAAGCAACTGGATATCGCGATCGATACCGCCAGAACCTTCCAGGCTATTCAGTACGTCACCCCCGCAGAGCAGCAGGCCGAACTGGCGAAAGTGAAGCCGCAGGCAAACGACCCGGATTACGCACTGAAACTCGATGCGTATGGCAAACTTAGTGCGCTGGTGCAGAAGAGCAACGCCAATATTCAGGCGCAGCGCGATTCCGCCCGCTTTAACGACGCGCTGATCTCCGGCGAGAAACTCGACCCGAGCAACAAATCCATGCAGAAGGCGGCGGACAATACGCCATCGGCGCTTAACTTTCGCATTAACGACGCCACCACTCACGACGCTATCGTGCAGCAGGTTAACCAGACGGGAATAATTCCATCGCAAGTTACATCACAACTGAATGCGATCGCCCGCTCCAGCAGTCCCGATGTGGTGAAGCAGGGCTCGACCTTATTTAACGCTCTGTACGAAACAGATCCAGCCTCTGTGGGCGATATGCCAAAGGATATGCAAAGCTTTTACCTGACCGTTAAACAGCTTACCGACTCCGGTATGGCGTCAGACGAAGCGGTGAAACAGGCGCAGAACGTGACCTACAACCAGACTGACGCCCTGAAATCGCAATTGTCTTCTACGCAGAGCACGAAGGAATATAGAAAAGAGCGTGATAGCGCAATGGATTCCGCAGTCAGCAGCATGAAACCGTGGTACAGCTTTGGCGGCCCCGCCGCGGATGACCAGAATCCTGATACTGTAAAATTCCGTAATGACTACCAGTCACTTTATGACATTAATTATCGCAATTCAGGTGGTAATGCTGATATTGCCAAAAAGATGACCAATACCCAGATCGCGCGCACCTGGAGTCTTAGCGATGTAAATGGCAGCGCCCAGCTTATGAAATATGCGCCTGAAGCGCTTTATAACTATGGCCCCTCAGGGTGGCAGGCTGCTCAGTGGAAAGAAGAAAAAGAGCGTCTGACTTATGGCGACCGTGGAGAAATAATTGAAACCAGTCCGACCCAACTAGGAATTACCTCAGGCTCAGCGCCTGTTATTACATCAAGTACCCCAGAATCGCGTATCGGTGGAGAACTGGAAATAACCCCGGATGTAATGACCCCTCGGGATGGGATGTACTCAATAGTTATACGCTCTAAAGATGAGAATGGGATTCCGAAGGTTCAGCTGTATAACGATAAATTTGGCCGTCCTTTGCGCTGGAAGCCGTCGCTGGAAGACTGGGAGCCGTATAAAAAAATGCAGCAGGAGCGGGAACGGCAAGGCGAAGAGGAAATATCACGCGGGAAAGATATTCGAGGCTTTAAGGAAAAACACCGTGCGCTCGATGAACAATATCAGCGTTTGCACGATGACCGTATGAACCGGGTTAAAAACTACTTTTCATGGAGCAATGAATAATGCCTATCTATCCGCAATCTGATGTTCCGCCGAGCGTAATGGATAATGCTCTTCAGGCGCCAACTGGTTTTGATGTATCTCTGCCTGAAGGAACTAACCCGGAGCCACAGCAGCAACAACCGTCTGTATGGGATGCCGCTTTTCGTCAGAATAACCTGCTCGCCGGGATGTTCCGCCCGGCTAAACAATTTGAGCCGGCGGAGGGGTATAACCCTTATTCTGATAAAAACGAACTAAAGGGGTACGAAAAATGGGGATCCGCCTTTGCGGATTCACAATCCCCAGAGGAAACCGCCTGGATTAAAAACCGAATAGACGATGAAAACGAAGACCGCCGGGTGCTGTCTGAAGCAGGTACTGAAGGAACTTTAGCCAGTATAGCCGCCGGGGTTATCGACCCCGTCACAGTCGCATCGATGTTTATCCCTGGTGCGCAGGGAAGCTTGGCTGCTCGTATTGGTTCTCAGGTTGCTATTGGCGCCGCCGGTACCGCGCTTAGCGAGGTTGCGCTCAATAACGAGCAGTACACCAGAACAGCAAGGGAGAGCGCCGCACACATCACAGCCGGCGCACTTCTCAGCGGTGTATTTGCTACCGCTGGCGCGATGATCACCCCCACGGTAAGAAATGCGGCTACCCGTGAATTGGCGGAGGCGCTCGATAATATGAACGCCTCGCCAACGATTAACAACGCAGCCGATGCCCTGGCTGATACCTTACCGAACGGTGGCAGCGTCGGTGCTATGCGTATTCGCGAAGCAACACTGGAAGATCTCACGCCAGTGTCTGGCGGCCCACTCGGCAAGCTGGCTAAAAAAGCCGGTAGCTATCTGACGCCGATCACCCGCCTGATGGAATCCCCATCAAAAGAAGCGCGCCGGACAGCGCTGGAACTGGCAGAGAATAACTTCACGCTGGAAGGCAACCTGCGCGGTATTGAAACGCCGGTTGCAGCAGAGACGCGCGTTCGTGGCTGGCGCCGCGAAGAGGCGGCCGTCGTTACTGCGAATAAGCAGGCATACACCCAGTACAAAGCTGAAGGCGGCGATCTGGGTTATACGGCCTTCCGTGAACAGGTTGGCGAGGCGCTGCGCAACGGTGACGTGCACGTTAATGCGAAAGTGCAGGAAGCGGCACAGGCAATGCGTACGGTCATCAATCGTGTGAAGACGGCACAGCAGGAACTGGGCTTACTCCCGCCGGATGCCGAACTGAAAGCGATGGGACAGACCAGCTATTTCCCGCGCGTGTACAAGGTAGGGAAAATCGTTAGCGAGCGCGATAAATTCCGCAACATGCTAGTTGATTGGTGGTCACGCGGCGAAAAAACCATGTCCCGCGAAGATGCCGAAATCGCCGCCGATACCACGATTAACCGTATCGTCGGGGCCAAAATTCCGCAGGAGTTCGCCAACGTCTTTATGGTGAAAGCGCCGGGTAGCACTAAATCGCGTACGTTGAGCGTTCCCGATCGTCTGATGAAAGATTATCTGGAGAGCGACGCTAACTACGTCCTGCAGCGTCACATCCGCGAAGCCTCAGCAGAAATCGAATTAACTCGTACCTTTGGCAACAAGTCGCTGGATTCACAGCTCGCCGCCATCCAGGACGAATACGACGCGCTGATGCGTTTACGCCCAGCAGAGCAGGAAAAGCTGGCGAAGGCGCGCGAAGCCGACCTGCGCGATATTCTGGCGCTCCGCGATCGCCTCGTTGGTACCTACGGTATGCCGGATGACCCATCATCATTTTTCGTCCGAGCCGGTGCTTTCCTGCGTAGCGCCAACTTTGTAACGAAACTCGGCGGCATGACGGTATCCGCTATCCCGGATCTGGCGCGCGGCATGATGGTTAACGGCTTCAGCAATACCATGCGTGGATATGGCGCGCTGATCACCCGCTCGCCGGCTTACCTCGCCAGCCGGGCGGAGCAGAAGAAAATGGCCGTGGGGCTTGAAACCATACTGCATACCCGCGCGCGTACGATGGGGGATCTGGTCGATAGCTCTTCGCGTACGACAGCTGCAGAAGCTGGCATGGAACGTATTACCGATGTGTTCGGCAAGCTGACCATGATGGGCCACTTTGACGATATGAACAAATCGGTGAATGGCATGATCACGTCCGACGGTATTCTGTCCGGCGCGTTCCCTGCGAAGCGCCTGGCAAAACTCGGAATCAACGAGAAGATGGCCGAACGCATCCAGCGAGAATTTCAGAAGCACGGCGAAGTTATTCAGGGCTGGCATATCGGCAATTTCGAAAAATGGGATGACCAGTACGCCGCTGGCCTGCTGCAATCTGCTGTGCTGAAGGATGTAAACAATACCGTTATCACGCCGGGGATTGGTGATACGCCGCTATGGGCCAGTACTCCGCTGGGGAAAACCGTATTCCAGTTTAAGTCTTTTGCCACGGCGTCATATAACCGCGCGACGCTCGGCGGCCTGCAGGAAGGTACCGCGCAGTTCTATTACGGTACCGCCTTCCAGATTGGTCTGGGCTCTTTGACCTATGCGCTTAAGCAGGCGGCTAACGGTCGGGAAGTTGATTTGACGCCGCAGAAGATGGTTCTCGAAGGCATAGACCGTTCTGGTATCCTCGGCCCGCTGATGGAATATAACAACATGGCGGAAAAGGCATCCGGCGGGATGATAGGGTTAGGGCCATTACTCGGCACCGGTACGCAGTCCCGGTACGCCAGCCGCGGCTTTATCGGTTCGGCACTGGGGCCAACCTTCGGCCTACTAGATACGGTTACCGATGTGACCGCCGGCGTGCTCAATGGCGACGCCGGCGACCGAGTGCTGCATAGCGTGCGTACGCTGTTACCAGGTAATAATCTGTTCTGGATTGCGCCGCTGATTAACCAGGTAGACCCCGGTATGCGATAGCTATTTCGATTTACATGATTCTGGAGAAACCCCAAACCCAAATATGAGGGTTTTTCCTGAATCACTGTAGTAATTGAGCATTATTGTCTTATGTTCTTTCCGTGCTTCGTAGAATAGTCTCTCCTGTGAGGACATAGGGTAAATACCATCAGGCGTACAATATAATTTTTTTAGGTCTTCTTTTGTCGAATTTATAGCTGCTTCCGAGGAGAATTTTATAAAATCCTTTGTGTAAGCGTTATCGCCGTAACTGAATACAGTTTTACTTCCTTCCGCATAATTTTTATTAGATTCGCTTAGGTCTGCATTCTCCTTGTAGGAACGTAGGTTTAATACTGACACATTTAGTACAATTTTTTTACCGTTATCGATACCGCTAATGACCTTATAGTCAGTGTACGGGTTAGTAATTTGTATTCCTGGGCCTGATATTGGGACGATATATCCTGAATCCTCAATTAAATCTGTGGAGGCAGAGGCAGTAAAAGGAAAAATTAGCAATAATGGGATGAGTTTTTTCATTCTAATGTTCCTTGTGATAGTCAGGATTCCGACCTTTGAAAGAATACATCATAGCCCTATGGATAACCACGGGGCTTTTTTATGCATTCAGATTACAAAACTCGCCTTACTGCTCTTAGCGATAAGCTCACAGATGTAGTTCTGGAAGAAGCCGATCCGGACAACTGGCCGGGGGCAGGGAAGGAAATCACAAAGCACACCAAACAGGAACGCGGCGATCGGTACTGGCATAAGAAGAATGCGGCAGCGTCGCTGACGCTGCTGGTAAAAGTCCATTCGCTGATTGGCATGCATACGCGCGGGGGGACGCCTAAACCCGGCGAGGATCCGGACGATGAAGCATTCCGCCTGGGCCAACAGGTATCTGCCGCTGAACGTGCAGCACAGGAAGTTATTGAACGCCTACAGCAGCGGAAAAAATGATTTCATTCGTCGCCTTTTTCATCATATGGGCGGAGCGGATGGGGTGGGAGGTTCCCGACTGCCATTATCGAGCCTGCCACTGGCTGGAGCATCGCGGAGATCTCGCGGTGCTTCGCTGTTTCCGTGGTTTCGGTAAATCCACCATTCTGGCGGTATATAACGCATGGCGATATTACCAGAACCGCCAGTATCGCATCCTTCACCAATCAGAGGCCGATGGCACTGCGTACAAAACTAGCCGTGATACGCAGAACGTATTACGCAACCACCCACTGACCAAAGGCATGCTGCCGGATGGACAGGGCACGGTTGAGCAGTGGTGGGTTAACGGCTCTTTGGATATGCGTAACGGCAGCATGTACGCAAAGGGGATCCTCTCTAACGTTACATCAGCCCGCGCCGATGAATGCCAGAACGATGACGTAGAAGTGCCCCGTAATATCCAGACGCCAGAGGCGCGGGAAAAGTTGCGTTATCGCCTCGGTGAACAAACACACATTCTTGTCCCCGGCGGGCGAAAGCTGTTTATCGGCACGCCGCATACCCACGATAGCCTTTACGATGAGGTTGAATCTATGGGCGCCGACTGTCTGACCATAAAACTATTCGGCAAAGAATTTCGCATAGAAGAAAAACAGGCTACCGCTAGCCGTTACTCGTTACCGTTCCGGCCTGAATATGTTTTCGTCGGTATTCACATTGGCGCGAGACTGCTCGTTGAAGGTGTTGATTATCGTCTTAACGATGACGGTATCGAGTTTGCTGAGGCTCCCGGCACCACGGTTGACTGTTACGCGGATTGTGAATGGCCGGAAAGGTTTACTCCGGAGGAAATGACAAAGCGCCGTCGCGAGACTCGCACAATCAACGAATGGGACAGCCAGTACCAGCTGCATAGTAAACCGGTTGGTGAGGTTCGTCTCGATCCCGACCGTATCCGCGAGTACAACGTCCAGCCTGAAATTCGCTATGCAAACCGTTCCTGCTCGATGTGGCTGGGCCAGACGCAAATCGTCGGCGCTGTCGCCTGGTGGGATGTGGCCACCGGCAAAGTTAAGGCCGACGCCTCGGCATTTTCTCTGATTTTCACCGACGCGCGCGGGCATCTGTACTGGCATGTATGCCAGGGGCTCACAGGCGAGCTGGCAGAGTTTGACGACAACGACAAAATCACCGGTGGGCAGGTGATGCAGATTAAAGAGCTGGTGCTGAAGTACCAGATCCCGTTGGTGTGCGTAGAGGTAAACGGCCCCGGAAGTTTCGCAGGGAAGTTGCTTATTCAGGCGCTGAAGGGTACCGGCTGCGGCGTGCGGGAAGAATTTAGCGTCACCAACAAACAAAAACGCATTCTCGATGCATTCGAAGCGCCGCTGTCGTCCCGGTTCCTGTGGGCGCATACCGACGTTCTCGACGGCCCCATGTACGACCAGATGCGGGATTTCAACCCGGCGTTAACTAACCAGCCTGATGATTATATCGATTCGGGATCTGGTGCGATCAGCGCTACACCTGTGCGCATCGGGAAATTAGTCGGGATTCCGACCGCGCAGGCGAGGGAGCATTGGCAGCCATACGATGGCGACATTTCGGTCGCTGTAGATTACTAGCCGCCGGAGCGCCACCTATGTCGGTACCTAACCAAATTCCTTATAACATCTATACCGCCAATGGACAGACGACCGTTTTTACTTACCAGTTCTATATCATCAGTGCCAGTGATTTAGAGGTAAGCATCAATGGTTCCGTTGTTACCAGCGGCTATACCGTATCCGGCGTTGGTAACAAAGACGGCGGTGATATTACATTCCTTACTCCGCCGGCAAACGGCGCAGTGGTTATGCTCGAACGTGTGGTACCGACATTTCGTCTCACCGATTATCAGGACAATGGCGATTTGCTTGCGGATACCGTCAATAAGGATTTTGACCGTATCTGGATGGCGATTCAACGCGCGTTTATCGATCTGGGGCTTGCACTTACTCGCCCACTTTTTGGCGGGCCGTATAACGCACAGGGCTACCGCATCGCTAATCTTGCTGATCCAGTCGATAAACAGGATGCTGCAACAAAGAGCTACGTTGATGCAGCTGGTGCAGCCAACCTTCGCTATGCGCTGCGTTTCCCTGAAGTTGTCGAACCCATGCCGCGAGTAGCTGTTCGGGCTAATTCCCTTCAGGGGTATAACGCCCAGGGTAAACCAGTACCCGTTTTCTCGATGACCGATACCGCCGACCTTTCATTACAACTTGCATCCTTAACCGGTGCGAGTTTGATTGGTGGTCTGGGATTTATCACACCTGAAATGCATGGGGCGCTGGGGGATGGAAACACCGATGACCGCGTAGCCATTCAAGCTGCGATCGATAAGGCCAGCGAAAACTACATTAACGGGACTGGGCCAACAACGGTATGGATGGGTTACAAATACCTGGTATCTCTGAACCCAAACTCACCACTGTTACCCGGTGAAGTCGCTGCGGGGCGCGCGGTGTTCAATGTGCCAGATGGGGTGACAATCACCGGTGGCGGGCACATAGCGCTTGTTGACACCTACTCCGGTACATCCTCAGGGGCGGTGTTTACTAACTGGAGCGGCGCCGCGAATAACTGCATCATCAGGGGCATTTCAATTGATTGCCGCTATGGTATAGCCCCCGGTCGTGGGATATCAGGTATCAACATTGTCGATTCTGATAATGTTCTGATTGATGGCGTGATAGTCATTAACGCATCGGGCGGGGGGATTTACCTGCGCCGTTGCTACGGTAACGCAGCCGACAGTAACTACGGATGCTCAAACAGCAAAATCATTAACTGTCATGTTAATAACGTTTATTACATCGGTATCCAGTGTGAGCGCCCGCGAGGTGTTCTCATTAATGGCAATACTATTACAAACACCAAAAATAACGGTATTGATATCGAGGGTGAAAACGCTGGCACAACCAGTTCGGGTTATGCAACAAACGTTGTAATCACGTCCAATATTCTGGTGGATGTTAATAACGGTATTTTTATCGAATCCTGTGGCAATACAGTTGTTAACAGCAACAACATTACTACGGGGGGGATCGGAATTGTGTTTAACCGTATCAGTTCTGCGTCGTTCTTCAATACTGTTATAGGCAACGAAATCACCGGGACGTCATTAACATCGGGCTGGGGGATGCGCTTTATCAACCAGATCGGGCGGTGCACGATTGCCAATAATACAATCAGGGTTAAAAAGTACGGTATGCATTTTGCCGATCGTATCGACCGTTGCAATATCGGGTCAAACACCTTTGAGTCTATCGGTGAAACGATACTCCATTTCGATAAAGTACCATCAGGTGTATCTATGCTTCGTTCCCGAATTGCGGAGCAATTTTACCTTGGCGGGCAGACTGGAGGTGTCCCGTATTCAACATCTCCGCGTGGATGCCCTTCAAACTACCCGAATCGAATGGCATCAACCGTTCGTTATACCCCCGTTCTATTTTCAGACCTTGCGGGGCCGGGGGAAGACAATATGGTGTACCGTACCGCCGTGCTTACGTTGAATAGCTCTTGGAATGCTTACGCCAGGTACGGAAACACCACCGCCGGTTATACCGACATAAATGGTAATTTTGGTAATGCGGGGGATTACCTTGAAATTAATGGAGTTGTGTATCAAATTTATGCGGTGGCAACCAGCGTCACGACAATTACTAAGTGGGATGGAACGGCGTATGTCGCTGGTAATTTTGTTGGTGATTTCACGGATGCTTTCACAGTTAAAACACACAGACCTGTATGGGGAACTTTATAATGGAAATTGGCGACGTAACGCAGCTTACTGATGAAGAGATTAATGATTACCTGAATAACTACGTCTGGTATGGCATTTCCGCAGACGACAGGCTTCGTCTGGGTGAAGAAATGAGACGACGCGAAGCACTTAAGGAGCAGAACTAAAAGAAGGTCAGGATTCCGACCTGACCAACGCCTTACCCTCACATCACTACACATAGTGATCCCCGTGGGGGTAAGGCATGCGAATGAAGAATTTACCGGATGTGGCGGCGGGAACGTCGTATATAACATCCACCGTAAGCGGTAGCTACTGGCTGCTGCAACTTCTCGATAAGGTAAGCCCCAGCCAGTGGGCGGCAATCGGTGTTCTGGCCAGTATTGTTTTCGGGTTACTTACCTACCTCACCAATCTGTACTTCAAAATCAAAGACGACCGGCGGAAGGCACAGGACTATGAGCAACAAAGCTAAGTTCAGCGCCGCCATGCTGGCGCTTCTGGCCGCCGGTGCTTCAGCGCCGGTACTGTTCGACCAGTTTATCGGCGAACGGGAAGGGAACACCCTGACGGCGGTTATCGATCCCGGCGGTGTCTGGTCAATTTGCCGAGGTGTGACTCGCATCGATGGCCGACCGGTTGTGAAAGGGATGAAGTTAACGCAGCGTCAGTGCGACCATTACAACGCAATCGAACGCGACAAGGCGCTGGCGTGGGTACAAAAGAATGTTCACGTTCCGCTAACTGAGCCGCAGAAAGTTGGTATCGCCAGTTTCTGCCCTTACAACATCGGGCCGGGTAAATGCTTCCCTTCGACGTTTTATCGCAAGCTGAATGCCGGCGACCGCAAAGGGGCATGCGCGGAGATCCGGCGATGGATATTCGACGGGGGAAGGGATTGCCGGTTAACGAAAGGGCAAGCCGACGGCTGTTACGGGCAGGTTGACCGCCGCGATCAGGAAAGTGCGCTGACGTGCTGGGGGCTTTACGAATGAATGGTAAAGCGAAGTTACTTATAGCAGGGGCATCGCTGGCGCTGGTCGCCGGTGTTTTCTACGTAGGATATCTGAAAGGCTGGTACGCACATTCAGAGCACGTTAATAGCCAGGCAAAGACGCGGGAAAAGAAGCAGGAAAAAGCGGTAGCGACTGGCGAACAGAAGGCGGCAACGGCGAGCGCTGAAGCCAAAGTGATTTACCGTACTGTTTATCGTGATGTGGTGAAATATGTCAACGACCCGAATCATACTAAGTGTCAGTTTGATCCTGCTGCTGTGCAGCTGCGCCAGCGAGCAATCGACGCGGCCAACAATATCCCCGGATTTGATGAACCCGCCATGCAAACTAAGTAA